GGGGACAAAGACTTACTTATAGTCAACACCCCACCAGAGCATGCCAAGTCTACGACTATTACCATCAACTATGCTCTCTACGAGATTTGCCGTAACCCAAACATACGAATCATCATCGTATCTAAAACTCAGGCTATGGCGCAAAAGTTCCTGCTTGCCATAAAGAACAGACTCACCCATCCTCGTTATCAGGACCTTCACCTTGCCTTTGGACCTCCAGGCGGTTTTCAAAAGAACTCTGATTCGTGGAAGCAGGACTTAATTTATTTATCATCAGAAGCAAGAGACTCTGGTGAGAAGGACCCTACCGTACAGGCCATTGGTATTCGTGGTCATATTTACGGTGCCCGTGCTGATTTGATTATCATGGATGACTGTGTAGACCATACCAACGCCCATGAGTATGAAAAACAAATTGACTGGATTCAATCTGAGGTTATGTCTCGTATTGACAATGACGGAGGTAAACTCCTAGTTGTAGGTACCCGACTTCGGCCAAAAGATTTATACTCAGAGTTACGGGAGCCTATGCGCTACCCAGATGAAAAATCTCCATGGACTTACTTTGCTCAACCTGCAGTCCTTGAATTTGCTGATGACTATAAAGACTGGGTAACCCTTTGGCCTAAAACCAATATGCCTCCCGTATCAGGTAGAGGTGTTCCAGATAAAGATGGTTTTTATATTAAATGGGATGGTGAGGCTTTATCTAAAAAGCGTAGCCGTATGTCTCCCAATTTGTGGGCCATGGTTTATCAGCAACAGCATGTACATGAAGATTCTGTATTCCCAGCCGAGGCTATCAAAGGTGTAATTAACGGTGCTAGAAACATCGGAATCATTCCTAAGGGTAAAGCGGGTAACCGTGAGTACGGTATGGATGGACTTATTGTTGTAGCAGGGCTTGACCCCGCTATGGCTGGATATACCGCGGCAGTTTGTATTGCTGTAGATATAGCAACTCAAAAGCGTTATCTACTAGATGTATCAAACCAACCAGGTATGAAGCCCGATGCTATACGAGAATTAATTAAAGACTGGACAGACAAATACCAAGTTTCTGAGTGGCGTGTTGAAAAAAATGCATTTCAAGCAATGTTAACTCAGGACCGTGAGGTACGAGAATACCTATCAATGAGGGGTGCAACACTTAAAGAACACCATACTGGAAACAATAAATGGGATACTGACTTTGGAGTTGCATCCCTCACTACTTTGTTCCATGGTTATGAAGAAGGTAATAACTTAATTGAGTTTCCTTCTACCCACATGTCTGAAGGACTTAAGGCTTTAATAGAACAATTAGTTACCTGGTATCCAGATGCACCTAAGTCTCAAAAAACTGACTGTGTTATGGCTTTCTGGTTTACTGAATTAGCAATTAGAGATAGAGTTTCAAACGCAAATTATTTTGCTCGCACTCATGCAAGAGCAAGTATGTTTCATACTAAATACGACAAATCCCAGCAAGTAAATATCCCAATAGGGGACCTTGCGTTTAATTAAAGAAGGAGGTGGATATGGCACTTTCCATTGACGAAATCAAATCAATTTATGACCGTTATCGCCGTGATGCTAATGACAGAGATAATCGCATGGAACAGGTTTTATTAGTTCGTCAAGGCAAGATGCGTGATGTCTACCCAGATTTATTTCCAGACGGCCCATTTGAAAATCCAATCGTTGCAAATATGGTTGATATTGCTGCCCGAGATTTGTCTGAAGTAATTGCACCACTACCTGCCTTTAACTGTAACTCAACATCTATGGTGTCTGAAACTGCTCGTAGAAAAGCAGACAAGCGTGAAGAAATTGTTAACGGTATTGTTGACTTCTCAAATCTACAAACTCAAATGTTTACTGCTGCCGATAGATATGTTACCTACGGATTTGTTGTAGGACAGGTTGAAATTGATGTTGATGCTCAAATGCCTCGCATCCGTTTCTTAGATTCTATTGGTTCATATCCAGTAGTTGACCGCTATGGCCGTGTACAGATGTTCTTCCAAAGAATGAATAAGTCAACTGAAGAACTTATGGCGCAGTATCCAGAGATTGCTCATTTGATTTATGACAAGAACAATCAGTCAACTATGACAGAGATTGTTCGTTTCCATGATAAAGACCAAGATGTTTTATTTTTACCTAATCGTAGTAATTTAATTTTAGACCGCGTTAAGAACCCAATGGGTGAAGTGTTAATGCGTGTTATTCAACGCCCAACTATTGATGGTATATCCCGTGGACAGTTTGATGATGTATTGGCAATTCAAGTTGCTAAGGCTCGCTATGCTTTGCTTTCCCTAGAAGCAGCAACTAAATCCGTTCAGGCACCTATAGCAATGCCTCAAGATACACAGGAGTTAGCCCTTGGACCAGATGCAGTTATGCGTTCCTCAAAGCCTAATGAAATTCGTAGAGTTCCGCTTGAACTACCTAATAATGTGTTCGCACAGTCACAAGTTCTTGAAAGCGAACTCCGTTTAGGTTCTCGTTTTCCAGAAACTCGTACAGGTAATTCAGATGCTTCAATCATTACAGGCCGTGGTGTTCAAGCACTTATGGGTGGATTTGATACACAAATCAAAACTGCTCACTCAATGTTTGCCCGTGCCTTTACAGAGTTACTTGCATTAGCACTTAAAGTTGATGACAAGATATTTCCAGATGTTGAAAAAACATTAGACGGTATTTGGAACGGTACCCCTTACAATATTAAATACAGACCAGGTAAAGATATTAATGGTGATTACACTGTTGATGTTCAATATGGTCTAATGGCTGGACTAGACCCTAACCGCGCTTTAGTATTTGGTCTACAAGCCCGTGGCGATAAATTAATTTCCCGTGATTTCCTACGCCGTCAAATGCCTTTCTCTTTCAATGCAACACAAGAAGAAGAAAAGGTTGAGACTGAGGAGTTGCGTGATGCAATGAAGCAAGCGATTGCTTCTTATGCACAAGCAATTCCAGCACTTGCCTCACAAGGACAAGACCCATCTGACATATTAATGAAACTTTCTACCGTAATTAGCCAACGCCAAAAGGGTGTAGTGATTGAACAAGCCATCCAAGATGCGTTTAAACCACAGAATCCCTTGCCTGGCGGTGCCCCTGCGGAAGTAAGTCCCGAGTTCACAGGGCAACCAGGTGCGGCTATGCCAGGTGAGGGTCAACTTCCTATGGGCATGAGCGAAACAGGCCGCATGCAAGGAATCGCCCCTGGACAAATAGCACCAGGTGGTAGACCAGATGTTCAATCTCTTTTAGCATCGTTAGGTGCAAGAGGAGAACCAAACCTACAAGCAACAGTCGCAAGACGAATACCAGTCTAGGAAAGGAGAAAAACCATGGCGAAATTTGGCGGTCCTAAGAAACCAGCAATTCAACCAGGAAAAGGCAGCAAGCCTGCTAATCAGGGTAGTGCTGGAAATTCAAAGGCAGTAACACAGCAACCACGCAAAGATGGTATGCCAAAGGCTTCAAAGCCTGGCGCATCCGTAACAATGCTAAGTAAGCAACCTAGCGGTACTCGCGGAAGCAAATAGTTTAAGAACCTGAGCATGTTTCAAAACTGCTCAACAACAATAATGCTCTTATAGCAAAGGAATAAAATGGCAGAAAAAGCAGAAAGTAATTTTGAAGTATCAGCAACAGGCGGTGCTGGCACAAATGGACAAGCCGCAATGCAAGCCACTGGAATTGACAGGGCTTATGATTTTATGGATATACAAACATCTGCCAAGATGAACAAATCAGGAGTACAACTTCCCAAAGGTGTTGGTAAAAACGCACCAGTAATGTCTGGTGATGAAGTTACTCCATTAGGTGCTCCTACTGCAGAGCCCAATGTTCCAGTTTCTAATGGTGCAGTTTATGGAGATGGTCAAGGCCCAGAGGCTCTTGCATCTACAGCAATGTTAGATATGCAAAACAGTGAAGATATAATGAAGTTAAAAGCAATTCTTCCAATTTTAAAAAAGCGTGCTGAATCTCCTTCTTCAACACATGCTCTTAATAACTTTGTTCGTTGGGTAGATTCACAATAATGTCATGGACAGACAACCTTGGTAAAATCGCAAAAAATGTTGTTGACTTTACTGGTATTCCAGGACTCATGCATGATATGTCAAATGTATTATCCAATGACGACCCATGGTATGTAGACGGAATTAATCTTGTTAAAAATGTAGCCAAAGTTGGAACTACTCCAGTTCGTGGTGCCGTAAAAGGTTTACTTGCTGTTGGCGAAAAGTCTTATGAAGTAGGCGGTATTGCTCGTAGGCAGATGGAAGAAACCCTACTTGATACGCCTTTGATGTATAACAAATTTAAAAACCCTGGTGAATCATTTGATGCTTACCGCCAGCGTGTTGCTGCTAACAAAGACCAAATTTCCTTAGGCCAAGCAACGCTTTCAATTTTATCTCCAGGCAAAAATGCTGGTGAGCGTAGTGGTTGGTTTGCAGATGTACTTGATAACAACCTTAAGTTCCTATCTGCTGGCTTTGATTTGTTTGATGCTGAGGACCGCAAGGCTGCATTTGATGACCAGTACATAGGTAAATTTATTAGCGGTACACAAGATTTAGTTGCATCAACAATTATTGACCCATTGACATTTACTGGTTTCTTGGGCAAAGGTGCAGTAATTGCATCTAAAGGTTTGATGGCTGAAAATATTAATGGCCCATTATCTCGTGCTGTGTTTAGTAGATTTGCTATGACTCACGATAAGATGGATAATATTCTAGACCGTGCTATTAAAAATGAAGGTCAGGCTGCTAAAGATGTTGAGTTCCTTCGTGCTACAGATGCCAAGGGTCAATATGAATACTGGAGAAAAAAGAAAGTTACTAATCCAGATGCCATGGCTTACATGTTTGGTAAAGTTAGCACTAGAGAAGATGTAGTTGCATTATTCCGTGCTCTTATGAACAAAGAGCCAAAGGCTATGGCTGAACTTGCAGAAAAAGATTCCGAAATAGCAGTGATGTTAGATAACACCTTAGATGTTTCACATCCTAATCGGCAAATGCTTGATGGTAAATTAGATGGAGATGTTCTTACATCTACTGACTATAATCATTCTGTTGGTTCAATAATTGATGATTTAAAGAAAACAGACCCAGCCTTCCTTGAAAAATACAATGAAGTTGCTACTGGTCGCCCATTTACTTATGGGTTTGAAAAAGGATTTTTACAAGAATCACGCTTTGGTGTTGTTAATAAGGCTACAAAAGCCACTGCTCGCACATTTGGCGAAGCACAAAGTGTAACATTTCTTAAGACATCATTACATCCGTTAATTAAAGTTGGTCATTTTTTCTCCGAAGAACTACCAAGTGGTGTATTTAATGTAAACGATGCAAATTCATACACAGAATTTAGTACATTTCTTCGTCAAGTAAATGATTTAACAGCAGGTAAGTTTAATAATACATCTAAAGGTTTAGCCGATGAATATTTAGGGGCAGTAACCCCAGGAGACCGCTTAGATGTAATTAAAAGAGCAGAGCGTTTAGCCATTAATGACCTGTTCCCAAATTATGACACCGAAACACTTGATAAAATTTACAGAATTTATGATGCACGCCGTGCTTCTTTAATTGAAAGACACAATAATCAAGGTTTTCTTGGCTATTTTGATAATGGTCAATTTGTTAACATGACATCACCATTGTTACAGCGCCAAGGTGCTAACACTGTTGTTATTATGGACATCGGTAGAC